TATTTGACGTGCTTGTTCGTATGTTGAATATACTTTATTATTTGTTTCAAAAGACAGAGTTCCCATTTTCAATATTCTAAAACTATAATGTTTATCTCCGCAATAATCTATAATACTATAAAATTTCTTATTTCTAAACCATTCAAACACTTGTTCCCAAGTAGGAATAGAAACATAAGCCTTGTATCTATTATATATCTTTAAACTATTAAAATTTATATCCATTGACGTTAAATATCTACCACCCTCTTCACTACCATAATCAAATTCGTAGTAAGTAAATGTTGGTTCTCTAAAATCAATATCTCTCAATTCTTCCGCAACTTTAAAAGGTACTAACCAGTTAGGATAATTATTTGTTTCCATCTTTTTTCAACTTAACATTTAAATTAAACAACATCTCATCTCTTTTTTCTAAATATTCACTCTCTGTGATTTCGTTGAAAATTTTACGTGAAAAACGCTCAATCTCAACTTCACCTTTTGTGTTCAGACTGATTTCTCCATTTACATTTAAACAAAACTGTTCTGATAAAAACACTTTTCGTTGTTTATAGTTATCATCTTTTAACAACACTCTATGATAACGTATATAAATTGTTTGTAAACCTAATTTCAATTCTTCTGAAAAAAATTTACCAACTTCCAAATTAACTTCTTTTTTGTTATTCATTTTTATTCGTTTTTACTTATCATTAATAATAACTGCTTCTTTATTTTTGTCAAAAATTGAACATCACCTTCATAACTTCCTGTAATTCTAAATTCTTTATCCAATCTTTTTGGTGGAGTTAGTTTTGAAAGGTCAAACAACCACTCATAAACAGCTCCTTTTTTGTTACTAAAACGCTCTGCGTCTCCAAGTCCATAACGTTTTGATATAATGTCAAACAGCATACTATCTTTGAGAAAACGATGTACAGAATACACACTTGGTTGTTTCCAAATAAGATTTTCAAGATACATTGTATTTCTTTGATTTTGAATACAATTGTTAACATACTCTTCTATAACCTTATAAACAACTTCTACTCCAAATCCAGTCTTATTAATAAACCACATTAAATTTTCTCTTACTTTAACTTTAATTCCTATCTGTTTGTTGTTAAGTTCATATAATTTAATAAGTCTGTTTTCCAATTCTACTACCTTCTCATCAAATTCATAAATTTCTAACTCTCTAAAAAAATCAGAAGTTTTTGAAGTAAAACGTAGAGCAGTCAGTTCACCATCTTTACCTTTCAAGTATGTTAAAAATCCTTCTTCAACTAACCTGCTTATAACATGTCTATCTTCTTCACTTATTAAATGAAAGTCTTTTTGAAAGATTTTTGTAAGTAACATAAAATCCATATCAGTAAGACCCTTTTTATATAAGTGTTTAAAATTTACATAATTCATTTCTTTGCTTCACTTACCATAAATGATACAACATTATAAACTTGTTGTAACTTATTATGTTGTGTTAATACATCTAAATAAGTTTGTCGTTTGTCTCTTTTATAACTTCTAACAGAAATGCCATATCTGTAATAAAGTTCTTGATAAACTTTATTCCAAACCATATTGTGGTCTATTTGATTTATGGAAGCGTATTTGTTTACAAGACCTCTTATTTTATCACGCAATGAAACTTCGGGTAAACTTTCTTGAGATAGTGGAAAATTAAAATTTTCACCTTCAAAAAGTAGTCTTTCTTTTTCAAGTTCTTCGTTTTTCTTTTCCACAACTTTTAATCTTGCTTCTTGTAAAGAGATTTGTTGTGCTTGCTCTAACTGATGTTGTTCTAATTCAGCCATCGCCTGAGCTTGTGCTGCTAACATTTGAATATGTGTCATCGGTTTTAAAGAATAAGAACCTGTCTTGCGAATGGAGGGGAGGACTTCTGAGGTAACCCATTTACGAAGACGTTTAGCATTCTCTTTTCGACTATCGAGTACAACATCATAAAGTCCATCTTCGTTAATAAAATTTGTTTTCTGTTGTCTACCAAGACTATCTGAGATGGGGTGGATACTAACCACCTCATCTGTTAAACGCTTTCTAACATCACCAGAATTAAGCTCTAATGCATTACACACGTCTGTTAAACAAAATAAAGGCTCTCCATTTTCTTGTAAAAGAACCCTCACCTGACCAAACTCAGGATTTTCAAAAAGTTGAATATTATTTTCCATACTTATTGTTGTTTGTTTTTATTCCATTTATAATTCAAACTTGCTAAAATTCTGCAAATCACAAAACCAACAGCAAATGAATTAGATATATTACGAACCATTCTTAGTTCATCCATTGTTGTATTTTGAAAAACCCAATGTGAATATTCAAAACCAAACCAATCATATACAGCTGCCAAAATTGCAACGTTCACAATAATCACCAATTCTAACACTAATTCAGAAACCGTGTTGAACAGCATCTTTTTCTTAAATACGTCTTTTACATTCATTTTATTTCTTATTTAAATTTAACGGTGCAAAGGTATGACTAAATTTTATAACTTCCAAAAAATTAACAAAGAATTTTCACATAAAAAATTAAAAAAGTTCACTAACAAGTTTTAAAACCTTGAAAGTGAACTAAATATAAAAATAATTAACAATAAATTGCTATTTTTTAACTACAGGTGTATCTTCTGTAATATTTTCTTTTTCGGTAGAAGTTGTCATTTCATTTTTCAATTCACTGAAATGAACAGCCTTACCGTTTTGTACATTATCATTGTGTACCCTTGCAAGATACATACCTAGTGTTCGAGCCAAATGAGCTCGTTTTGGAACAAATAGTTTCTCTGTTGAATCTATTCTTTTTATCCAAGTTGCAAAATCTTCACCTTCTTTAATTGAAGAATATTCTACAACAGGCTCAATTTCTCTATTAGCAACCATATCCAATAGTGAAATCAATTGTATCAACGTGCGACCGCTTATTTCAACCATATCTTCTTGACGATATGTATATAAAGAAGGGTCTAACTCTACCTTTTTGACTTTTTTAGCCTTATCATTCATGTTTTTCGACATAATATTATGTATTTAATTAATGTTTTACAATAGCTAACACATTTATTTTACGGAAAAAATAAAGTGTTTTACCTTCATACTCTGTTTCATAAGGAACAGCGTTTTTATCAATTAACACAGTATCTCCATCTTGAATATCAATCTCTGAATTACTGTGTGTTCCGCTTGACACAACAACACCCTCTAAATGTTTAGGTGAAAGGAATGTGTCTTCTTCTGTTGGTTTTAAATCTACTAAAACCCTGTCGGCATAAGAAATAATTTTACTCATCTTGTTTTTTATTTAAAATATTTTTGTTTATACTTTTTACGTAAATAATTAATGACATCTTGTACAGAATTTAAAAAACCATCTTCTAAAAGAGAAGCAACTTTGATTTCTAAATCATAAAGTTCATTCATTCTATCTTCTGTCCCAAAATTGTTTCTTACATCTTTATAATGTTGTCCAAAAACAACATAGTTGAGAGCTGTAGAAATTCTTGTCATAACAAGAGACATAAAGTCTTTATTCGTTATTTTAAAAACCTCATCGGATAGTTTTTTATATGCGTCTCCCGCTTTATCTCGATATTCAATCATCTTATCACGAACGAAAGATAAAACATCATATTTAAATTCGGGATTCAACCACATCGCAAAATCAACGAACAATAAAGGGTGCATCCAAGTACCTCCATTTTTACCTCTACTTGCTATGTATATTTTATCCAAAGGTATGTTTTCTTTGGAGGATAGAATTGACACAAACTCTTTTGTAGAAACAAAACTCAAATAATCTCTCAATTCCTTTTTATTGAAAGGTAACTTAAACTCATTCTGTAACTCTTTCAAAACAACTTGTCTATCACCACTTTTCAACCTGTTTTCTAAATCGGGTACTTTCGCCCTATTTAAATCTACCACTGAGTTCCAACACTTTAACAACTCTGTAGCATTAAAATAACCATCTTTTGTTCTTTGATAAACAGGAAGATTTCCTATCTCTCTTTTCATAATGACGTTTGTCTTCATCTTAACTAAACTTAGTTTTCAACCTTTGAACTTCTCTAACATATTTTTCAGGAACATCTTTAGCATAACTATTATACAATCCTAAAAACTTAATTTTTAAATCCACTGTAATAGGAGTTTTAAAATTTTCCATGTACAAAATTTGTTCTAAAACTTTTATGAACTCTTCCATTTTTTGTTATAATTTTAAATTTCTTTTATTCTACTTCAACGTCCTCTGTATCTTTTTCTGAAACAGAAGATTTTGATAAATATTTAGTATATGTAGTTTTAACTATATTCACTATTTCTTCCATTAGTTCAGGATTATCTTGTAAGGCAGATAAAGTTTTTTCTCTACCTTGACCTAATTGTGTTCCGTTATATCTAAACCAAGAACCTGATTTTTCTATAATATCAAATTTTAATGCTAAATCAAATATTTCTTCATCTAAACTAAAACATTTATCGTAATAATAATTAATTTCAGCAACTCTTAGTGGCACGCCAACCTTGTTTTTTTTAACTGTTATTTTTACTAAATAACCATTAGGTAAACCTTCTGAATCTTTTAGTGTTTTGCTTTTTTTAACCTCTAAACGTTGAGAAGCATAGTAAACTAAAGCCTTACCCCCTGTTGGTGTAGATGTTTCCCCACTCCACTGAGTTGTTTGAATTGCAGAACGCATTTGATTTATAAAAATTACAACAGTTTCTGTATCCAACAATTTATTATTTAGTTTAATAACACCTTGTTGTACAAGACGTGCTTGTAACCCAACTATGTTATCACCCATTTCACTCTCTAACATTTTACTAGGAGACATTGCTGAAATAGAGTCTACAACAATTACCGAAAATGAATTTGTTTCAACCATCTGATGTAAAACATCAAACGCCTCTTCACCTGTTCTTGATTTAACATAATACAAATCATCTAAATTCACACCTAACTTAGCTGCGTGATGGGGTTCAAAAGTGTGTTCAGCATCTATAAAACCACACAATCCTCCGTTTTTTTGAGACTCTGCAATTACATGTAATGCAAGACTCGTTTTACCTGTTGATGACTCACCGTATATTTCAACATATCTTCCTTTTGGAAAACCTCCTCCAAGAGCAAAGTCCAAAGACATTATATTAGAAGGAAGTTTAGGAACACTCAAATCCATTTCAGAAGCAACTCCAATAATACCCTTACCATACTTCTTCTCAATATTAGATATTAACTTTTTTAAAGATTCTAATCCTTTATTTTCAGAATTTTCTGTTTGTTTTTTCGCCATAATTATAATTTGTTTTAATGAGAAAAAATCGTTTTATTTAAGACGCTGCAAAGATACAACAAATGTTTTAAATTTCCAAATAAAATTGTAATTATTTTTTGACAAGTGGTTTAACAGTACCTAATTCTCTAAGAAGATTTGAAACTACAATTTTTAATTTATCTATTGCACCTATCTTTTCAGCAATATCCAAATTGTTTTCACCCTTCTCCTTTTTATAAGCATTTAAAGAAATGTGATAACGATAGTAGAGTTCGGAATAAATTTTATTCCAAACCTCATTGTATTTCAAATTGGCAGATAAAGCATAAGTCCTAACCATTTGATTTAATTCTTGACGAGGTGTAAATGATGGAACTTCTTCTTGCATTAAAGGTAGCTTGTTTAACTGTTTCAAATTTTCTTCCTGAATAGTTACAAGTTGTTCAACCTTATTTTCTGTCTCATTTAAACGCTGTTCTAATTCAGCCATCGCCTGAGCCTGAGCTGCTAACATTTGAATATGTGTCATCGGTCTTACAGAATAAGAACCTGTTTTGCGGATTGAAGGAAGGACTTCATTGAAAACCCAATTTTGAAATTTCACAGCTTCTTCTTTACGAGATTGAAAAATAACCCTATAAAGATTTGGCTCATTTACAAAATTAGATTTAGTGTTTCCTAACTGCTTGGTTTTCACGCCCTCATTATTAGATAGGGTTTGTAAATCAATGAGTTGTACTCCTTCTTCTTCAAGTCTCTCCTTTAAACGTGAAGGGTTTCCAATACTTAAAATTCGACAAATGTCCGCTAAACAAAACAGAGGTTCATTATTCTCCTGAACAATGACTCTGACCTGACCAAACTCAGGATTTTCAAAAATTTTCAACTTTTCTTGCATAACTTTAAAGTAAAATAAATAAAACCCTACAAGGTTGCTTTTAGACATTGTGTATATCTCCTTGTAGGGTTTCTTAGTATGTATGTTTTTATGAATAAACGAATTTCAATGTCTAAAAGCGGTGCAAAGGTACAACAACTTTTGAAACCTCCAAACTTTTTGTAAAAAAATTACAAAAAAAATCAACCACCTATCTTAATATTTTGAATAAGTGGTTGAAAAACAAATATATGAAAACAATATTACCTACTTTTTTTGAACCATTCTAAATCACCATAAACACTCATTTGATTAGAATAAGGACTTATAATGTTAGAAGAATAAGGACTTTCAAACTGTTTTAATTCTTGTGACTGTCGTCTAAAATAATTGTCGTCTTGTTCTATTTTCTTTTTAGGTAAGAGGTTTAAACTATCCCAATAATCAGCAAGCGCAAGAGCGTGTCCAAATGCCACTAAACGGTCAGCATTCATTCCAGGATAATAAGATATTAATTCTTGTAACAATCCTTCATCAGGAATACGAACTATTCCTCTTTTTTCAATTGCTTCTCCTTCAACAGTGTGTCCCACAGTTATCCAACTGTTTGTATAATTTTGAACGAGGTTGAAAATATAACGTTGGTTCACTGTTGATGTGTTCATACCAACTTTGTTGTTTTGTGTTGCTTTTGGGTTAATTTGATGTTGTACTAACTCTTCTCCATTTGCTAACAACCTTGTATCTTTTCCTTTCTGACGTAAATATATTTGAAATGAGATATCAGCATTCTCCATTAAACACTGAGCTCCATAACCTTCTAACAACATTTCACACGTTTTGTTAAAAGTCTCTATTCTATCAGGTCTTGAAGCATAAACTGCAACAATTCTATTCGCAAAAGGGTCTTTTATATTAACCGCTCGTTTGTAAATATATAAAACACCAACAGAATCAGTATTAGATTTATCGTGTTTATAAGCGTCCAAACCTGCAACATAAGTAAAATCAAATTTTGGTTCTTTTGGAGGGTCTTCAAAAATCACAACAGGAGCATCAATATTTCCCCCTTTAAAAGGAAATGGTGCTAAATCTTTATCTGAAAAATAAGTTTGTAACCCTCCATCATCTGATTTAACAACATCTACTTTTTTACCAAGATTTCCTCGTTCTCTTATATCTTTTAAATGTTCATCTCCTTCTCTTGCACAAAATGGATTTTCTACACGATTGACAAAACATTCAACAGGGTCTATTGGATATCCCATTTTTTCCTGAGCTAATGCGGTTCTGTCATTTTTAACCAACGCCCTATCCTCTTCTATTCTTTTGTTAGCAAGTTCCCAATTTGTTATATGAACTTCAATCTTTTTAAGGTTTTCATCATCTACTTTTTTCAGGTCTGCCATGTTAGTTATATCTTTAACAAGACCTTCTTTATAAGACATTTGTGCAGGGGCAAACATACTAAACGCTCTTCTTTTCCAAGTTATAAAACGTTCTTCTGGAACATAACTCTCTAACAAGTCCCAATCCATTACAAGTAACTTGTAAGCAGCAGGGTCAGAAAGCATCATTTGAGCGTCACTAGAAAGAACTTCATTACCACCTGTTCCTGATATGAGAGGAATCACACCCCAACCTTTTGGGTTCTGAAAAGAAGGTACTGCTTGTAAATACATACCTGCGCAATTAAACTTACCACCTTCATCGCATATCCAAGCGGTTGGTGTAGCACCTGCGGTTTTTACTGTCCCTGAGTTAGTACCACTTGCAACATTTCGTATGTAAATGTTAGAATAGGCTAATGATAAGTTGTCTTTTTTCTTTAACCCAAATTCAACACCCTTTTCCCAAGAAGTTCCATTTCTCTCCAAGAAAAATGCGGGATGTATGTTTGTAAAAGCTATATTTATTGTTTTAGTGAGCTTTTCAAGGTCATCCGCAGAACCTCCAATAACCAAACTTTCAGAGTTTTCAACAAGTGTAGTACGCCAAGTAAGCAAAGAACTTTCAATAACAGTGTTGTGTGTTACAATCGCATTTGTTGTTAAAAAACAATGAGATTTACTATCTACTTCTATACAAACAGCTTCATCATCTCTTTCATAAACAATACTTTTTATTTTTGTGTTCTGTTCCCCTTGATAAAACCCTTTTGGAGATTTAGGTAAAAAATAATCATTGGTGTTAAACCCTTTGATAATTTCTTTTAAAGGAAGAACTCCTGAAAAAACTGTTTTTAAGTTGTGTTTACTAACTTGTGAGATTTCCCATAAATGTTCATCACAACACAAAACATTTCGTCCATCAACTAATGTAACACGATAAAGTTTTTTAATACCTTGTGGATAAACACCCAAAACAGAAGTTGGTCTCCCATCTTTTCCTAAAATTTTATCTCCAACTTTTACATCTTTTATGTTTTTAGTACTTCCGTCAGAGTTATATACTTTTTCTTTTACCCACAGAGCTTTTCCAAAACGTCGAGTTCCAAATAAAAAAACTCCTTTATTTTCTTTCTCTGCTCTCGCATAAGTATCAATAAAGTACAATTCATTATCTCGAATAAACGGGTTAGTAATCAGTCGTTGTTTATTTGGATTATATAACGGAGTACCTTCAAACATAGCCATTGGTATATCCGTTTTGAAAAAATTCATATGCCAATATAACAATGGATGTATAAACACACCTGCAATAGTAACACCATGTCGTATCTTTTCTAACTCATTAGAATAAAAATCAATAACATCTTTACTTTGTTCGTAATAATGTTTATCAGGGTCATAAGGAGGTGGATTTTTTATATTTTTAAAAAGTTCAGTACTTGAAGATACGTCATAAACAGTGTGAGAAATATTGCGTTTTTCGTTTTTCTCAAAATTTTCTCTAACTGTTTTAATTTTAGGATATAACTCTTCAATCATATCCTTCATTAGAAAGGGTATCTTTTTTTCTGCTCTTATCGGTAAATCAAAATCAGTATCTTCTTTATTAATATCTAACTCATAGTATCTATCTGAAATTCTGTTGAAATCAACAGTCATCTTGTTTTGAAACTCCATTTCAGATATTCGCCTGTTTACGTCTTTGATATTAAGAAGTAGATTTTTTTCAATGTAAATTATATAACGTTGCATATATAATTTAACAGGAGCTGACATCAAATCTATGAACTCTTGAACATACTTATATTTTAAGTAAGCATCAAACTTTTTAACGAAATATTTTATCCTATCTAAAAGAATATTAACAACAGTAACTTCAGCTTTATACAAACTTTCTATATCATCATGAAACACCCAATTGTTTTCTTTACAATGAGTGTACATTTCTTCAAAGTTTTTTTTGTAAGTGGATATAAAACGATGCACAGAGTTATTAACCATCAACTGTTCTGTTGATTTTTGTTCAATTTCTTTTTTCATCTTTTTTGGTTTTATCTGTTACCTAAAACAAAAACAACATCCTATATTTCGTACGCGACTACACAAGTATAATCCGCACAGGCGTACAGCAAGCCCCTATCGGGTACTGAAATTCCCCGATTACTTTCTTTAAAATGTTTAGTGCGCCGTTAAGGTCTGCGTTTATCAACTTGTTTTTAGCTGACCTGAAAAGTCCTCTTTTTATACGCTTTCCTAAATAAGAGTCTTGCTTCTCTAAAGGCTCGTTATCTAAAAAACTGCATTTAGAGGTGTAAGATTCCTCTGTAAGAATAACGTTAATTCCTTCTAACTTACACTTATACTCTAATTGATTAACGAAAGTATAAAAAGGTATAGATGTAAAAGATTGATTGTTTACCTTCCCTATAGAAATGTTTTGTTTCCACTCCTCGTTGTAACCGATGACAAGAGTACTTATGTTCTTGGAAACTAAGAAATTCACTATCTTTCGAGAAGATTTATGTAAATAATCTTTAACCCTATTGTTTCTTTTATTAGTTATTAATGCTAATTGTTTAGAACTTTTAATATTGTTCGTAAGACGAGATTGTAAATTAGCTTTATGTTTATTCCAACGCTGATTTATAGACTTTAAAGGTCTTCCGTTTATAATAAAAGGTTTTTCTACGTTAGAACAAACTGTAGCTAAATTGTTTAATCCTAAATCTACAGCCGCATATCTCCCGTTGTCTTCAATTAAAGGTTTCTCTTCTTTCTTGTAAACAACTTCTAAGATGTAGTGATTACTTCTATGTAGAACTCTTACCTCTTTTAAATCTTCTAATTTAACTTTAGTCTTTATAACATTGGAAATGTTGGCTAATTTTATTAAACCTTTCTTTAAAAACTTTTTAGATACTGCGTGTTTTTCAAAAACAGCTAAATATCTTCCTTGCTTATCCAAATATTTAGGTATTCTTACAGATTTGTTGTACTCTTTACTCTTTTTCTTCTTAATTAGAGAAAAGAAAGATTTAAAGTTTCTATCCAACAAAAGAAGTGTTCCTTTAGATACTTTCGTATTTAACGCATAATAGTCTGTATCTTTACTATCTACTAACAACTTACATAATTTATAAAAATCTAAATATTCCTTAGTAGAAAAGTAATGTTGTCTAACCAAGTATAACGCTTTGTTATAGAGATTTTTAGATAAAAAACATACATTGTCCAACTCCTTATACAAAGAATTGTTAGATTTAATTATATGTCTTTCAACTAAATACATTATTTTAATTCTTTTATTATCTTTTTAGCCATTTTACTTGTTATCTGCTTTCTGTTCTATTTCTTCAAAATCAATTTCTTCTATGACTGGTCCTGGTTCTTCTTCTAAAGGTTTATATTCTAAATCCTCAGTTTTGTAAGTATGTCCTACTTGTGTTGCTTGTTCTTTAACCTTGTTGAAGTTCTCTTTAATGTCTTTTATAAACTGTTCTTTGAAAGCCTCTCCGTCTTGTTCAGAAATGTGTTTCTTCATCAATTTAACAACCTCTTCATTTTTAGGGACAATTTCGTTATCTTTAAAAGAAAAAAACTGCCCATCTTCTTCTTGTTGTACCAACAACTCCAAACGCTTAGTATCTCCTTCAGAGAACACAACCTTTTGTTCTTTTGCTAATTTATAAAGTTCAACAAGACGAGAATATGACTTTGTTATTTCTCCTTCATACAAATTATAATAAATTCTATCACATTTGTAATCATCTAACATACTATCAATATCTTTATCTTTATGTACCAACTCAATCATAACATTTACATTGTTGTTAATACGTTCAGACTCAGAAGTCATTTTTTTCAATAGAGCGTCTGTGTAATGTAGTAAATACAAAACTCGCTCTTTCAATGTTTCTTTTATTGTCATCTTTTTAATTTTCTTCGTTTTCTGTTTTAATTTCCTCTATTGCACGTTCTAATGCCGAATAAAAATCTTCATCACTAATGTCTAAAATCCAAGACAAACACCCTTCCTCTGGTTTTTCCCAGAGTACAGGTTTACGCAAAAAAGAATAAAGAAGTGCTCCAAAACTATAATCCTTTGGAGACACTTCATTTAATTCTTTAAACTTTAAAATGTTTAAATTTTTGTAATTCATGCTAAAAAATTGTTGAATTTGTGTTATCGTTTCACAACGATTATTTAGGTAAGAATCTAAATTCTATTCTTGTTCGTTTAGTACCCTCAGAACTTTTATAGGCAAGATACACATTCTTGGTTGTCCCTACACCTTGTTCTTCTGACTGAAGATCGAAAGTAATTGTGAGAATATCTTGGTTCTTAACTTCCTGTTCTTCCTTACCACCTCCTATTAACATTGATGGTTTTTTACGTTCTACAGTTGTACAAAAGTGACAACCAGGTTCAGGGTTGTATAACTCGTATTCTTCTTCTTTTCCTTCTACAATAATTTCGTAAGTGTGTTTTCTAAATTTATCTATTTCACCACACTCTGCTACAAAATGATCTCCTTCTACTGAAAGGTCAACGTTCATCTTGTCTGTTGATAAATTGATAATGTTGATGTCTGTTTTTTTCATAGTTTCTACTTTTATCCTATTCCACTTAGGTTTCAATCCTAAATATACCGCTCCACAAACCTCTGTGATAGACGCTGTTTTTTGTTCTATTTGACAACCACAAGCTGTACAAAATGGTTTTTTTATTACTGTTTTTCGTATTTCTTCAAACAACTTTGCTTTCTCTTTATTCAAACTGTTTAATGGACAACTATCACATATTTCCCTACGTTTTTTAAGTATTTCAGGGTCTATGTTTGATTTTTGAGTGAAAGCTCTAAATATTGTTTGTATTTTTCCTACCTTTTCCAATTTTAATTGTTTTTAGCTAAATCTTTCTGAAAGTCTTCTATTTCTTCAAAACTTTTTTCATCTGTATAAAAAACACTTCTTGTTGTAGGATATCGAAAATGATAAGAATGTTCTCTTTTTTTATAATTTTTATGCACAAATTTCTTATACTTTTGAAGTACTTCAAACTTCTTCAAATAAACTTCAAGTTTTTCTTTATCTAATTTGCTAATTCCCTTAGTTCGTTCGTTAAATTTTAATCTTCTTATTTCTCTTGCTAACAACAATCCATTGAGATATAAATGACCCAACTTCGGAAGTTTTATGGATATATGTTTGGATTTTTTAGCAATTTTCAAAATATATTCAACAATGTAATAATATATTTTACGAACTTCTTTTTCAGAAATATCAAGTTCTTCTGCAACCCGTTTTATAATATCATCTGTATAGGCTATGTCTGATTTATTGTTGTTCATTACCAACTATTTTTGGTTCATTCGGAGCTACTTCTTTTCGTTTTCTAAAACGAATATTAAAAGATACTGATTCACTTTCATCGTTTAAAAAGAAATCTCGTAATTTTTGTAACTCTACACTAAGAGTTCTTTTCTGTGAATTATGAGGGTCTCTTAACAAAAAATTCTTCTTAGTAAGTTCAGAATTTATCTGATTTAAGTTTTTAGAATTTGTTTCTAACGCTTCCAAGATATATTCTTTTGTGTTTTGAGAATACCCCATTGCCATATAAAAAGCTAAAACATCAGCCGTACGTTGTTTTAAAAATGTCGTCTTACGATGTAAGTTAACCATTAATGCATAAATCGACATTATCTTACGACAAATATCTAGCTTGTCATTGTAAGACAAATTAAAATACTGAATCTTTACGTTCTCTAAAAATCTAACATCGTAATCTTTTAAACAGCTCATTACTTCAATGTTAGTTTCTTTAGAACCAGAATCAATAATCTTTACTGTTTTTTTTATATCTATATCGTTCAGAATTTTATGGTATTTATGTTTTCCTAAATTACTCTCCATTTTCACATTTTTAATGTAAAATCATTTTTCAACTGCAAATATACAACATTTTTATAAAAAAACCAAATTTTTTCACAACTTTTTTCATATCTAATGAAAATTTGTTTAAACATAACATTTTTAACTTCTGAAAAACAATAATAAAAAATAATTAATTTTAAAATTTTTAGTCAAAAGTAGTTGTGTAAAATGTGCGGTGGGGTTGTGACGACCGTGACCCTCAGGTGTGACCGTTGTGACGTGTAAACCTTACACATATGGTTTCTAACTGTTGTGTAAGGTAACGATTAACAACGCTGCGTCACTTTTGAATCGCCGTTGGCACTGATGAGCGTCGCGAATCTGTAACAACTTTACCACGATTTTTGATTTATAATGTAGAAAAGTTAAAAATGTATAAAAGTAAAAATTGTTTTAAAGAAGAGAAAGCCCCCCCTCCCCCCATTTCATATACAAGTCACAAAGAGCAATTGAAAAATTGTAAAAAAATTGATTACAATTTCATGCTTTTTATGCAAAAAGTACAAAATGGATAGGACGGAATCCTTATATAATTCGATGAAGTTTTTGAAGAGGATTTTAACCCACTCCCTGCAGATTTTATCTGCTACTGCGTTTACCTATCTTCGGTATGTCAATTTGAAAATAAGCACTCACCCACTATGTTATCTATTGCCCTGCGAAAGCCCCCACCAAGATTTAGGTAAAAAACTGGTCAGACAAATAGAAATTTTAGCTATGTTTTGACATCAGACTGATGGTTTCTCGGACTCTTACCTCCTTATTCACTCACCCTCACTTGCACGGTGGAACTCCCTGTTCCTTGTCGTGGGCGCAGTTGCCTGACTAACGATATTTTTACATAATTACAACAGAGAGTGCGCGTTCACTATCATATCACTCCACAATATTTTTTTTATAGTTTTTAACTCTAAATCTACCATCACCTTGATGTGAAAAATATTGCAGTCCCTCCTCCGTTTTTGTTCTTGTTTCCCATACTATAAGTTTATAAAAAACTTATAGATTGATGATGTTAATAACCCTTTCAGTCTTGTCATTATTTTGTCGAAAAGTAAAGAACTGTTTTAATTAAAAACATCTTTAGAAACACCTTCGTTTCCACTTAATAAGGGATTTTTATTTAAGGGGTCTAAACGCTTACCCCTAAGCCAGTATGTAATTAAGTAAAATCGTTATTTTTTGAATCAAAACACATCGTATCAAACTCATCAGTGTTGACATATAAAACGTTTAGGTTTCAGCCTTATAATCAGACTGTTACACCTAACCTTTTTTATAAAACCCGACGACTCATCGTGTTTCGGTTACGATTTACGGCGGCAAAGATACAACATTTTTTTTAATTTTCCAAATAAATTTGAAAAAAAATTATTTTTATTTTAAAATTTGGTAGATTGAAAAACATTTTGTACCTTTGCAAAAAATTGTTAATACGAAGAAAATGAAAATATTAGGAGTAGACCCTGGAACAAGTCAGACGGGGTGGGTTCTTTATAACACAATCACACACTCAATTGAAGACAGTGGTGTTACAGAAAATGAAGAGTTTCTAAATTCCGTGATTGAGACTCAAGATTATGATATAATAGCAATTGAACGAATTGCAAGTTATGGTATGCCAATAGGCACAGATACAATTAGGACTATTGAATACATTGGGCGTTATTGGCAAAAGGTTTTAGATAGCAAAAAAAATGTAAGGGTTGAATTGTTTTATAAGAAAGTTGATATAAATCCGTCTATTTGTGGAAGTAATAAAGCAAAAGATGCAAACATACGTCAAGCTATAATAGATATGTTTCCTAAAACGGGAGGTGGTTCTAATCCTGCTGTCGGAACATCTAAACAACCAGGTGCATTGTATGGTATAAGCACTCATAAATGGGCAGCACTTGCTGTGGCTTTGACATGTGCGATTAAAAACAAATTAATGGAAGTTAAAATTTATTAGAAATGAAAAGAAATGAAGAAAGATTAAATATTAAAAGACAGATTGTTAAATTAAATTTCATTGAAAATGACACAGTTTAGAATCGTTTTTGTAATTGTTTTATTTGTTTTAATTTTTATATTTTTAATTTCAGACAGAATAGAAAATAGAAAGAAATTTTAATAAATTTTACCCAAGAAAGTTACTTTTTTGTTAATTTTCTTGGATTTTTTATTTTTTTGTTGTATATTTGCACCTTGTAAAAGTAATTTTTATAGATGTGAAACTCAACAAACAACAAATAAAAAGACTTAATTTTCTTTATAAAACATCTTCAAATATTACAGAGGCAGCTAAAAAATTAGCTGTGGAATTAGGTATTTCATATGAAGATTCTTTTAGAAGAAATTGTTCTAAACTTTTAGAAAGGTTTAATGTAACAAATAATAAAATTAGAATAGAAGACTCAGAATCTTTTAAAGAGGCTTCTAAAAGAGAGCTTTCCAAAAAAAAGTATTACATTATAACTTGGGAACAAAATGAAACTCCCATACATCAAGATTTCTACAATAACATATTGGCTTATAAGAAGTTTTTAAATGCAGAGTTAAGTGTTATTTTGGGGCGTTATAAAAATCCTACTTCTGTATTTGTAGACTCCAAAAATGATAATTGGAGTGAACAAACTCGACCTTACTGGGACGCAAGAGAACATAATATTCATAAACATTTAAAAATACTTTCTAACATAAAGATAACACCAACACGTAAATATCCTCTCACAGGAGTTCAAGATTTGGCAGATGGTAAAACAGTAATTGTTGGACATCCTAAACTTCATTTAAAAGTAGAACCCACTCTTGCTAATTATCCTGACAGAATGATTCTTACCACAGGAGCTATTACACTTCCTAATTATACAGATAGTGCAACAGGTGTCATAGGCGAAGGTTCTCATAAATACGGTTTTGTTATAGTAGAAATACAAGACGAAGAGGTGTTTTTTGTACGTCAGGTTGAAGCAGAAGAGGACGGCTCTTTTATTGATTTGTGCTATGAAGTTAGAAATCAACAAGTTACTAAAATAGATAAGGCGTTGGGTTTAGTGTGTGGAGACACTCACTTAGGTCAGTTAAACTCTGAAATTGATAAACAAAATGATTTGATTTGTGATTATTTTAATGTGAATAACATTGTTTTACATGATGTAGTAGATGGTGAGAGTTGTAATAATCACAAGATAAAATCTCCAATAGAACAATTTAAGCGTTATGACAAGGGTGAACATCTTATTCATTCTGAACTTGATAAGTTGACAGAGTGGGTGAGTAGTAAGTTAAAATATAAACCTGTAATACCTCAAGCTAATCATAACAGTAGGTTTGATAGGATATTGGAAGAAGATTGGCGGAAAGATATACATAATGCTAAATTTTATTTAGAATTTACTAAACGTATTTTAGATGGTGAGATTCAAGAAGGTGTTGTTTCTTATTGGTTAAAACATCATTTTGGAGATGATGTAATTACTTTAAAACATACTGATAGTTTCAAAATAGGAAAATACGAGTGTTCTCAACACGGAGATAATGGTTCTAATGGTACAAAGGGTTCTCCTGTTACATTTCGTAATCTTGGTATACCTATTGTACTTGCACACACTCACACTCCTTATCGTGCTGATGATACACTTTATGTTGGTACTAACACTGAATTATTGTTAGATTATAATCAGAAAGGTGCTAGTTCTTGGATGCATTGTAATGTTTTAATAGGTAAAAATGGTATTGCTCAACATATTATATTCAACAATTATAAATTCACAACATTTAAACTAATTAAAAATTGATTAATAGATGAGAAAATGGATTGTTAAACTTTTTGCACTTGATTACATTGTAAATGTTGGAGGAACAAAAATTAATTTTACACGTTCAGCAAATGTAATTTTTCCTTCTCTTTTAGGAACAATGACATTGAGTGCTTGTCACAGTTCCTTGTGGTGGATTGCTGCTCTGATTACTTTAATTGGAGTGTTTTTTGGTTTTTTCTATTTTAAGTTTAAACCTTTAAATTCAAGTGACATTCGTTATTTTGATGATTGCCAATTGTACAGTTGGTTGGTTTTTAACAAACATCGTAATGTTCCTGAATTAAGAACTTTTAATGGAACTTGGGTTTTGATTGTTAATCCAATTGCTATTATGATTTTCTTATCTATTTTGATTTTGAAATTTCATTGATTATCTTTGCTAAATAAAAATTGTTGAGATGAGTTTTAATATGAATAATTGTTGTCCACCTTCACCTTGTCGACCAGAACCTTGTGGTTGCAAGTTTTTTGTGGACAGTAAATGTGTAATTTATGATGGCAGAGGTTTTAGAGTAATTAATTTACCAAAAGGTTCAAGAGCTGAACATATTTTTGAATGGATAGATGACCTTTTGTATAAGTTAATGAATGATGTTTTACCATTTAGAAATGTTGGAGGAGGTGCTGAAATTTATAAGGAAAGAACAACTGATGGATGGTATGAGCTTCGTACTTTAAAATCAAAAGATGAAAAAACACTTGTTATAAAACAAGAGCCTACGTATATATCTCTTGAAAGTGCGATGCCCTCTTTAAAACGTGTTGGTAATACAGTTGAGTTGTATTTAACAACTGAAAAGGGAGAATATAAGGTTTCCACAATAGATTTGAGTGATTTTGCTGTAGCATCTCAGGATATCCATGTTCAAAATGTTGAGATTGTTGGTAGTGATATTGTTTTCACTTATAATAAAGTGAAACCTCCTTTAAGGATAGATGCTTCTGTGTTTTTAGCTAATTTTTATGGTACAGAATTGAAACTTGAAGGTACTGTTTTAACATTAGTTCGTAATGGTCAGTTAACACCTTTAACCGTAGATTTGGCTTCTTTGAAAGGTATAGGAACGGATACTTATGTGACAGACCTTCAGTTGAACAGTAAGTCTATTGTTTTAAAGCAAAATGGAAAAACAGACATAACTCTGGATTTAACTCCTGTTTTAGGAGGTGGTGGAGGTGCAGGAACTGATACTTATGTGACAGGTTTTGCATTAGACGGTAACACATTGAAACTGACACAAAATAATGGTAAAACAGATTTGTCTGTTGATTTGAGTAAATATATATTTACTGCAGATAAACATTTGACAGGAATGGAGTTTGATAATAACACTTATGTTTTGACTGTCAAACGTTCAGAAAATCTTCCAGATATAAGTGTAAATCTATCAGCTTTTAAACCTACACAAGCAAACTTAGTTCAAAATGATAGTACAAGTAAAGAATTTATTAAAAACAGAAACTTGTATAAGGAGGTTACAACTGACTATGTACTAACCAAAGAAGATAATAATACAAATATTTTTATTAACAACGGTTCAAACCCTGTAACTATTACAATTTCAGCAGGTGCTGGACTTACTCAAGGTTTGGAGGCTAATAATTCATACTTTGTTTCGTTTACACAAGTCGGAACGGGTATAGTTAGTTTTACTGGACATACTCTTATTCCTGAAGGTAGAAAGCCTCAGATACAAGGACAGGGTTATGTTGTTGGTGTAGAAGTTACTCCTACAATATCTCATCTGTGTGGTGATTTAAAACAAGCATAATAAAAATTTTCTTCAAAAAAGTTTGTAGAATAAAATTTAATTTGTAATTTTGCAACCGAATTAATAATTGAAAGTTTTATGACAGCAGAATTACAAAAAAAGAAAGAAGAAATTTATTTTAATGTCTTGAAACAATTAAATGAGACATTTGACTCTGAAAACTTTGATGAAGAAACATTAACAAATAAAATCTATCCTTCTTCTGAGGGAACTGATTTGAAAAGACCAAGTTTCACATTCAAGCGTTATCTTTATAAGGGTGACCGTTTGTATGTGAAACTTCCTTTGTTTTGGGATGGAGATGTTCCAAAAGTAGGAACTGAAATTTTGGATTGGGGATATTCTCTTACAACAATGATTAGTTGGGGAGAAACTTCAACAGAGAAGGAAGACGGTCTTAATAAATGGAAAGTAGAAATGAGAATGAAGGGGATTAACCCTGACGAGTATTCACAAGAACGTGCAGATTATGGTACTTTAATGCACTATACTTTTTCATTGTTATTAAATGATTTTGAATTTAATAAAGAAAGTTTTGAAAAAGACTTATATAACAAGGCTGTTGAGGATAAAGTTCTAAGAAAATCAAGACTTGTTTTTATTATAGAAAAATATAGGGTTCATTTGTGGAATGCGTTAATAGGTTTTTGTAGGTTTGTATCTGATTTCGACATTAAACCTATTGCCACAGAGTTAGTAGTGATGAATAAAAATTATTTAGCGGCTACACCTGTGGATTTGTTGTGTACAATAAAAGAACCTGTTAAAATAAAGGCTTTTGTTCCAACAGGTGAGGTTTATCTTCGAGATGGTAAAAATGGGATTAAAAAAGGCGACCCTAAAATGAAGGAGAAAGTTTTCATAGTTCCACAAGAAAAATTAGCAATTATAGACTTTAAGTCTGGTACTAAAGGTTTTTATGATTCTTACTATTACCAACTTAATTGGGGAGCTCATATGTTAAAAGAAACTTATGATATTGAAGTTGAAACTCTTTTCAATTATTCTCCAAAAGATGAGATGAGTACTAAATATAAAATAAAAAAACAGACAGGTAATGAAAAATTAGATATGCTTTTGCCTTTTGTAAAAGAAACTTCTTGTCTTCATTTGATGAATAAGTTTAAAAATGGTATAGATATTTTTAATGATGAGTTGGACAAAAGTAAAGTTATAACAATGAAGTCTATAAGTTACAATAGTCAGAAAGAAGATTATAAGATTGTTGGTGATGAAGTGGTGCTTGAAGATGGTTATAGTTTTAATTATAAAGATATTTTAGAAAAAAATGGCTTTACAACAGATACAGAGGGAGAAGAAGGAGAATAATGATAAAGTTTTACATACATTTGTTGAACGATTTGGTTTAGAAAAATACACAGGTTTAAAATCACGACATACTTGTCCTTCTTGTGGCAGAAAACATAGTTTTGTATTGTATGTAGATAAAGTTACAGGAGAAAAGATAGGTGATAAATTTGGTCGTTGTAATAGAGAAATTTCTTGTGGTTATCATCTTGCGCCTAAGATGTCAGATTTGCCAAAAGATGCATCGTTATATGTTTCAAATAATGAAGTTAAATCAGAGTATCAAGAAAAGGATTCTGTAAATATTATTAATTCTAAGTATGTGAATAAGAGTTTGGAAGAACCTCTAAACTCTTTCACTTACTTTTTATATAATCATTTTCCGAAAGATAATGTTGATTTAATAGTTCGTAGATACAGGTTAGGTACTGTTGAAAAATGGAATGATAGAGCTGTTGTTTTTTGGCAATTAGATGAGGATTTTGATTGTAGAACAGGGAAAATAATGTTGTATGACAGAAATACTTGTAAGAGAGTTAAGAAACCATATAATCATATAACTTGGGTTCACACACCAACTAAAAGTAAAGAATATGGTGAAAACAATGATTTTAATTTACAACAAGTTTTTTTTGGAGAACATTTATTAGCGAATCACGATGTTGATACATTTCATGTTGTGGAAAGTGAAAAGACAGCTGTAATATGTTCAATTAAAAATCCAAATACATTTTGGCTTGCAACGGGTGGTTTACAAAACATTAATGAAAGTCGGATGTTGCCGTTTTTAGATAAAAAATTAATATTTTATCCTGATAAAGGTAACGCTTTTATTCAGTGGGAAAATAAGTTGAAACCTTTTATGGAAGATTTTAATATAGAAATAAGTAATTTTTTAGAAAATCAACCCGATATAGAAGAAGGTGAAGATATGGCTGATTACATAATTAAAAAATTGGAGGTAAAACATGGGACTGATAACAAAAGCTGTTGATTTGGTGAATGTGGCGGTAAGACAGATTTTGAGGTATCAGACCAAAGAAGACGCTCCTATTAAGACAAGGTTTGAACATTTCAATACAAATGCACTTGGTGGAATATTTAAAGGGAATATAATAACTATTGGGGCTATTTCAGGTTCTGGCAAATCGTATGTTTTACAACAGATAGAAGAAGATATGTTTGATAAGAGTTTGAATCCCGATTGTGATGAATATGTTCTTTTACGTTGTAATTGGGAGATGACTGTTTTCAAATTACTCCTTCGTAAATTAAAACGTAAATTACATAAATCAGTAACAGATATTTTGTTTAATTCTCCACAAGGTGATGAAAAAGATAAGTTTAAAAATGTTTGTGATAGTGAAAGGTCAAATCAAATTTATTATTTGGAAGACCCTTGTGATCCGAACACTTGGTACACTGCAGTAAGAGAATTTTTGAATGAACATAAAAATAAGAAACATGTTGTAGTTACAATTGACCATATTGCGTTGGTTCGTGATGTTTTAGGTGGTAAAAAAGCAGCAATGGATAATTTAATAGAGAACATAAATATGCTTAAAAAAGAGTTTGTGAATGTATCTTTTATTATTTTATCGCAGTTGAATCGAGATATAGAAAGTCGTACTGATATTCAAAATTTAGCACCAAAACGTTCAGACTTGTACAATTCTGATACAATTTTTCATATTTCTGATATTGTCATTGTATTACATAACCCTTTTAAATTGGGACACAATTTGTATATGAACATTCCAGGTCTCGCTACTGATTCAGAAGGAAACACTCTTGATAATCGTTATGCTTATCTTCACGAACATATGGAAAAAGTAGATAATAAATGGACTCATTTTTTAACAACAGGTAATGTTTTTTGGCACTATCTTAAAGTTCGTGAATTGGAGGAGGGATATTTGGACATAGCCGTCGAGCCGTTTTTGTTACCAGATGGTAGAAGGTTGACAATGACACAAGATGGTGTAAAAACAAAATTTGAATCTAAACCTAAAAAGAAAAAAGAAAAGTTACCAAGTTTATTTGGGACAGAAAGTGAAGATGATGAAATACCTTATTAAAATAGTGAAATAATAGATAAATTTATAAAAAATAGATAATATGAACAATATTCAAATTTTTGAAAATCCTGAGTTTGGTCAGGTGAGGGTTCTTCTACAAGAAGATGGAGAACCGTTATTCGTAGGTGTAGATGTTGCAAACATCTTAGGTTATAAAGAACCACATAAAGCTATAGTTAGACATGTGGATGATTGTGACAGGATGAAACGTCCCGTATCTGACAATCAAGGTTTTATTAGAGATTCTTGGGTTATTAATGAGAGTGGGCTGTATACTTTGATATTTTCTAGTGAGCTTTTAACAGCGAAAAGTTTTAAAAAATGGGTCACCTCAGAAGTCCTTCCTTCTATTCGCAAGACAGGATCTTATTCTGTAAAGCCGATGACTCAAGCTGAATTACTTTTACAACAAGCTAAAGTTATAGTTGATTTAGAAAAGAGACAACAGAAACAGGAAGGTGAAATTCAGAGATTGACTGAAGAGAATGAAGAAATTCGAAAAGATTTTGATTATTTAAAATCAAAAACAAACAATACTCCTGATTATTATTCAATTGTGGGTTATTGTTCTTTAAAAGGAATTTCTATAAATTTGGAGGACGCTAAGAAATTAGGAAAAGAAGCCTCTAAAATCTGTAAAGCTAATGGTTTGTCTGTAGGTTCTTTACCTGACCCACGTTTTGGTAGAATTAATACATATCCTTATAGTTTGTTGGAAAATATAGTAAATAAGAGTGTTAAAAAGGTTGTGAAAGTTAAATGATTGTTACTTTATAAATTGAATGTTAAATAGTGTAAATTAAATTTTTATGATAGTAAAAGATATGAATACTAATAAGGTCATCGAGTTGAAGGAGGGTGAATGTTTGGTGTTTAAACATAAATTAGGTACTTCATATGTTGAGGAGTTTATTGGTGATGACTTACATTTTTTTAGACTTAGAATAGATGGTTTAAGGAAGGTTGATTTTTCAAAAGAAGCATGGTTAGAATTTCAAGAAAATGTAAAAAATGTAGCTATTAGATTCGCTGAATGTAAGTTTGAAGTTCCAGAAGAAAGACCTGATTTTAAGTTTATAAATGATAAGTTATATGTAGACCTGTCTTTTTTAAGACGTTTTATGAAATTAGATTTTATGCAATTTAATAACATAAATTTCAGAAAATATATTTATTCTGTTTTAGGAGATAAGATGGATGTTATACAAGATATAAGTGAGGAATTTCCAATCACTGTTGATGTTTGGGTCTCAGAACTTACAGCTATAGAGCTTGTGAAAAAAGAACAACCTTATAACAAAAGTAAATTTTTGAAAATAGTAAAAGGATTTAAGGGTAAACTTAAAACAAAACATAATAAAAATAATAATGTCTAACTGAAGAATTGTTTCTGAAAAATGATTTGTTTTTTTTTCAATTAAAAAAATAAAACAAGAAAATAAATTTAGAACTTACAAATTTGGAATTTGTGGGTTCTTTTTTTATTTTTGTTCATTAATTATTTGATAATGAACGTTACTTATTCACCTAATAATACTTCTTACTGGTTTGAAGGAGGTTCTCTTTATGGTACTAATTCTGTGTTACCAACACAGGCAATACCTACAAAAAAGAAGAATGAAAAGTGGAAAAAGGCGACAATGGACGCTTTAGAGCGTATAGGTGTCAAACAATTAAAAGAGAATTTAAAATTTAAAGACTTCTATCGTATGATAGAAGGTAAAATGGCATTTTCTGAATTGAGTGAGACTTTTCCACAATTTAGAGAAATTGAAAAAGCGTTCAAAGATATGGATTTACCTTTGAACATAAAACACTACGATTTAACAGGTCGTCTTATAAATCTTCTTGCAGGTGAACTTGTACAAAATACAGATAAATTTTCAGTTGTAACAGATGATGAGATTTCAGAGAACGAATATGTAAGAGAAAAAACTGATTTGTTACAAAAGTATGTTAATGAATTATTTCAAAAAGAATTAAATGTTCGTTTGTTAAGAGAAGGAATTAATCCTAACCCTTCTGAGTTTGATTTTGAAACACCCGAACAAGCAGAACAATATGCTCAAGAAATAGAGAAAATACGCATAGAAAAAACACCTGAAGAGATAGAACAATATATGAATAAGACTTGGAAGGTTGCAGCTGTTGAGTGGGCAGAACATACTTTAGACCAAGATATCATACGTTTTTCACAAGATGAAAAAGATAGAAACGAGTTTATTGATTTTTTAGCAACAGGACGCTGTTTTCGACATTTTCGATTAGGTTATGATTTTTATCAACCTGAGACTTGGTCTCCTTTGAATACTTTTTTTTCACAAGATTTGGATACAAAATATGTTCAAGACGGCGAATATGTTGGTAGGGTGCATTTTTATACACCAAGTCAGATAATTAATAAATATGGACATCTTTTAACTCAAAAAGAAAAGGAAACATTAATGAAATCTGACTCTTACTCTGAGCAATTGCAAAATTCTGAATATGGAAATAAGGGTCAAGATGTTGGTAGTAATAAAAATTTATTTCAATTTTATAGTGGAGTAGAAATTCTTCCTTTTGAACAGTATCACGAATATAATATGTTTTTAGAGTTGCAGGAAAACTCTGGTGAACCTATGGGTCGTGCTATTTTCAAGGATAAAGATGGTGTAGAACATGAAGAAAGAGTTTTTCTACCCTCTATAAATGATTTTAATTCTTATTCTTTAGGTCTTGCTAATATAATTCGTAGTGATTTAAATTTACGAGAAGATTTAATTCAAGTAACAGAAGCCTACTGGATTTCTTATGAATTGATAGGTTTATTGACATATGAAACAGAAGAAGGAAGGGTTACACAAGAAATAATTTCAGAAGAAATTCTTCCAGATTTCTTAAAAGAAAAGAATATAAAACAAATAAGAAATAGAACCATAACAGAAGCTGAAAATAATCCTGAAACTAATACTGTTGTTTGGGATTACATTCCTGTTGTTTATCAAGGAATAAAAATAAATCAACGTAATACAAAATTAGAAAAATCCCTATATTTACAAGTTGGAGCTACAGAATATCAAATAAAAGGAGATAGTAATATTTACGATGTTAAGTTGCCTGTTGCTGGTATTGTGGATTATTCATATGCAGAAAAAATATTTCCATTTCAAGTAGCTTATAATATAGCGTTGAACCAGATTCGTGAGTTACTGGCCAAAGAAATAGGTTCGTTCTTTGTATTTGATGTGCAATATTTACCATCTGAATTTAAAGAATGGGATAGTACTAATAAGACATTATTGCATATGCACAATCTTGTTAAGTCAACAGGACTGATGGCTGTTGATACTTCTAAACAAAATTTAGCAGGAGGTGGAATGTTTAATCAGTTTAGTGTTCAAGAATTAACATACACTAATCAGATAATGGCTCGTTTTCAAATGGCTGAATATTTTAAACAAATGGCTTATGAACAACTTGGAATTAACCCTCAACGTTTAGGTCAATCTGTAAAATATGAAACAGCTGAAGGAGTAAAACAATCACAAGACGCTTCTTATGCACAAACAGAAGTTTTATTTGACAAGTTTTCTCAGTATAAAAAGCGTATGTTAGAAATTCATCTGAATATTGCGCAATACGCTCAACAAAACGATAAGGATATAACGGTTTATTATACTAAATCTGATACTGAAAAAGCATTTTTAGAATTTTCAGACCCTTATTTTCAACTACGTAAGTTTAATATTTTAGCAACAACTTCGTCAAAACAACGTAAGGAACTTGAAACCATACGTCAGTATTTCTTGAATACAAACACGATGGGTACAGATGAGTTTGCTGTTGCTAAGTTGTTTACTTCTGATACAGTTGTGGAATTGATAGAGTTTGCTCGCAAAGAACGTCTTCGTAGGGAGCAAATACAACAGCAAGAACAACAAAATCAAATGCAATTACAACAACAACAAGCGGAATTGCAAGAACAAGCAGCTCAAAAAGAATGGGAAAGAAAAGAGTATAGTAATCAAAAAGACCGCGAAAATGCAATAAAGGTTAAGATTATTGACGCTGCGGGTAGAGCCGCTGATAATAACGCAGATGAAGCTCAAATACAAAAAATAAGTGCTCTTGGTAATACCTATGTACAACAAGAAAAAGCGGCTGCAGATATTAGACTTAAACAGCAACAAATAGAAATAGACGCTGAGGATAAAAAAGAAGATAAACGTTTACAGTGGGCTAATTTGGACAAAGAACTTGCTCAGTTAGAACAACGAAAAAAAGAAGATGATACTAAACGTTTTGTAGCAATGATTAATAAAAATTAAAGTGATAATAAATTTTAAAT